AGGACGCGAGGGGCGTCCTCCATTCACGCGGCACTTATCAGGAGTGATGTAGTGTCAGCAGCGATGTTGCAGGTACCAGAAGCGAACGTACAATAGTAAGCCACCTCGATCAGGTGGGACTCGCTTTCGATATGGATAAGATCGGAGTAGGAGATTTGCTTCTCCCCTCCGTTCGCACTGTTGTCGTCCTGCCCAAACCGACCTCCGGTGGCCATAATGCCACCGACCTCAAACCACACTTTCTTAACACTCGTCACGGCGGCCGAGGTGTTAATAGAGGTGGTCAGATCGAATCGATAGATTCCAATCGGAAGATGGAACCCCGCTCCGTTGAGAACAACGTCGAGCGCGTTTCGATCCGCAACCAAGGTGAGGGTTGCGAGATGATCAGTAGCAGTTGTAGGAATGCTCTGATTTGAGGTGATCTCTAGTTGAGAGATCGAGTTCGGAGAACTGGGCTGGGACGGAGTGGGACCCATCTGTGGGTCACTCAGAATGACACGATAGGTCGCATAGATGTGACCAATTGTACTCGTGCCGTTCCCCTCAGTGCAGAACATCATAGTTCCCGTATCGAAGAGACGGAGGTCCCCGGCCTTGCGGCTACGCCGCATAGTCCGGGCCCTAAGTCCGTTGTACTTCTGGATTCTGATTCGACAGGTGAGACTGGACCAGGTCGGTCCGGTATCCAGACAGGGGTACGACATCGCTCTCTCCAAGGTGGAGGGAGCGTCGTCAAGGGCGTCGGGCTCAAATACAAGAGCCACGGTGCCTGCCTGGGCTGTCGAAACCTGCGGGACATACTCGTAAGAGAGGTCCTTGAATTCGTAGTGGTCCCACATCTGGGCCACGGTGGAGAGCCACCCGAAGGACTTAACGAGTCCCGGGTTTATGTGCTGCTTCACGGCCGTGAAGGCCGCAGTACCAACCAGGACTTGAACAAGTTCTCGGTGAGTGATCTCCATCCGCCCGTCAGCAAGCTGACGTTGGAGCGGAGGGCCCGTCTTAGAAAAGACGCGGGATTGCGCCACAGGTGCATGTACTGGGCGAAAGGACGAATTCAAAAGCTTCGACCCCGATTTCCTCGGGGCCGGCTTCGGACCCGACTTCCCCTTTGCCATTTTGGTGAATTGGGGAGTCGTTCTTGGAATCCACTTGGTCGTGCGGGTCGACTGACCTTCGCGGGCCATAGGATTCTTTGAGTAACGCTGCTTCGAGCTTACCGCTTCGGAAGATTGGGTCGTGGAAACTAACCCGGTAGGCCATCGATGTTGATGGCGACTAGGCTTGTGTTTCCCCCAGTTCTCCCGGGTGAATGGATTGTTGGTGTTGTTTGGATCAGGTTCGGTAGCGCGATTGACTGTTGTCGTGAGAAAGTCTTTCGTGTCGCTGAAAAGATCCATTGTGAGGTGCATAGGTAATTTGTATGGTATACGCGGTTCACCACCGCCGACTGTACATCCCTTCCTAGACTCAAGAACAGGACCGTCACCGGGAACAAGTTCCCTGGTAAGGCGCGGTCGCTGAGAGTCTTTTCCCGTGCAGTCTGTCGACATTCTGACGACAGGCTCATGCTGAGAAATATGATGAATACACTATACGGATTACGTCCGTTAGGCGATGGCACTCAGAGGCGATTTACGTGTACAACGCAAACCGCGTCCAAGGCCGAGTAGCGCCCCCCCACGCAGCTCCGGGAAGAGGCTTGCTCAACAACGGAACTCTCAGGATAGCTTATCCTGATTGTTCCCAAGTAAAGACAAGTCCGAACCCTCGTCCGAAGACGTCCCCCTCGGGGGTCGCTCGGTAGGTGTTGCCGGAAATGTGGGTGGGAGGGTATTAACCGCTACCCCTAGTGGGTTATCATTCATCGAGTTCTCCTCAGCCGGTGGCCCGGTATCTTAGTACGGAAGTATTAAGGGCAAGATGCCCACCGTTTTGGGAAATAAGGGAAGGAACACCATTACGAGTCCAGTCTGTGGACAGCACAGCAAGAGTATACGCGCCTATTCCAGGTCAGTATCCGCGGGTTCCGGAGGTCCCAAAGGGACTCCTTGAACGCCGCGATGACTGCCTTTTTCGGTCGGATGTATCTCAAGTCTGCACTTTTGTCCACGACTGGCTCGTCGAGCTCGAGAGGTAGGGAGAATACCTCTTGCTCGTTATGCACTGTATAGCCAGCCAGTGGAGGGGTTGTCAGGGGCCACAAATGTAGGCTCCCGAACCTCCACTGGAGTACGCGAGGCTTCGGCCGGTCTATAGAGACTCCATGGAGTGGAGTCGGGACTCGGCACGAGCGCCTCAGAGACAGTTTGAACTCTCTCAATAAGAATACGGACAAGGCGCGTTGGAAGGGTGTGTAGGTTACCGGATAACACTCGGTGAAACCTAAGGCGCCCAATCGCTGGTCTCCGACCAGGTTGAACTTCCCGTTCCAGGTGAGATCTCTTACCAAATCAATATGGTAATGCAGAAATCGCCTGTGTGCGCGTACGGGATCGACCGCATTTGGGACACACTCATTATAGAGTGACCAAATGGGCGAAGCCCTCGCCGTCATCCGTCCTGTGTTTTTACCTATCAACAGTCCCGCGTTCAATAGCGGAACTCTTTTGAAATGGTCGCAGACCCCGTCATAGACGAAGACCTGCGAGTTGATGGTCAGGATACTGGGATGTATGTAATTCTTACCGATCGAGAGAGAGAAACCCACCGCGTGGATCTGTTCTTTCCATATCTCATAGAACCGATCATTGGCGCGAAACAGGATATCATCCCCGTTGATCAAGACGGGGAGTTCCTCGAATCGTAGAGCCATGACGGCATCATCACGACAGGCGTAGTCGCCTATCTCCACAAGGTAGAGGATGAGAGCATTCCAATACCCAAGGAGATTGATGATACAGAGAATAGGAAAAGAAAGAACTGATCCCATGAGTTGACCGGTCCGTTGCTCAATCGGATCGAGGTCGCCGTTGTGGTTAAACTTGTCGGGGTAGTGTAGCTGCTGCTCGTAGAGCACAGAACGCAGCACACTCTTGACACGTTCAACTGCGAAGGGGTTCGTAAGACCGAAGGTCTGAAACTCGATGATAGACTCGAAAACGAGCTTGGTCATCTTGATACTCAGACCGTCCGTGGCAGCGCTGTAGTCTCCCGAGACGAATTTGTCAAATTTTTCGTCAAGGTTGAGATAGCGTTCTCGCTCCATCATCCATTCTAAATGGGATGTATTGATGGGGGTTCCTATAAGGGAAAACTGGGGCATCTCGAAAAGATACCGCCAGAGCTCCTTCTGTAGGAACCTGGAGAACCACTGCCTAGGCGCAGAACCCTTCGTAATAAGACGGACTTTCAAAGGCTCGAGTATCGGACACACCATCACGGATGTGCTGGACTGCTCAGCCAACGAAAGAACTTCTTCCACATCAGGCGTCCAAACCCCCCTCGCTTCCACCTGGACCCCAGGGCCCAGATTATGGATGCGGAGAAACTCGGAACTACTCCAGGCACCGAAGGTGCTACGGAGGAAGTCCCGGGCTCCACCCTCTCCTCGGGATCTCTCCCAGGATGCAGAGGTGGAGGCTTCAAACAGGCTTAAACGCAAATTGCGTGTCCTAAAGCCGGCGAGAAGCTTATCCACAAGGGGTTCAAACTCATCCAGCGTCTCACAACTCGTAGTACATTCGGTTGTGAGAGCTGCGCGGTGTTTCAACATGGTTTCTTTAACGAACTCCGATGAGACTGTGGCTGCAGCCCGCTTGACCCCCTGAAGAATCCCTGAAAATAAACTCAGGTTCTTGGGGTTCCGGCGGGATATCAGCCGGATCTTGAGGATCTTCCTGATCCGTCCCTCGAAGAGGAGGGGAAATTTAATTCCCTCAAACTCTCGGGGCGGCACAGGCATAGCCTCTTGTCTCATGAAGTAGGCCAAAGGCCAAACTGTCAAGTACTTAGCGTTGCGGACGAACTCACTTGCCCGCCACACTACTGACTTCTTCACAAACACCAACATCTCCTCAGGAGGAAACTGGAACAACTTACCGGTAGGCAGCCCGTCGATGAGGACCTCGAACATCGCTCTCGCGAGTTCAAGGGCCTCGGGCATGTTTGCCAAAGTTGTGACCCAATTCTTCCCCCCCCGGTCT